CGACGTGTTCCAGCGCCAGCGCGACGCCGTCCTGGCCGGCATGAAGTCGCAACGCAAGGCCGGAATTGATTGGGACGCTGACACATGGAACGCGGCGATAGATCAGTTGACGCGCCCCCTGATTGCTGACGAGATGAAGACCGGGGCGCGGCGGGCAGCCAGCCAGTTGTCGGCACGCCGGATTGATTTCGGGCTTGCAGAGTACGTCAGTGGCGAAGTCTTCGCCAATCACGCCCGCACGCAAACGCTCAAGTTCGCCGTGGCGGTCAATCGCCAGACCGAGCGCGACCTGCGCCGGGCATTGGCGGAAGCGATGGACGCCGGCGAAACGCTGTCAGAACTTCAAGTCCGCGTCTCCGACATCTTCAAGGGATACGAGGACTACCGGGCCGAGCGCATCGCTCGCACCGAAAGCGCACGGGCAACCACGGGCGGGGCGCTGGACGCCTACAAGGAAAGCGGTGTTGTGGAGGCGACACAGTGGAACGCGTCACCGGACGCCTGCCAGTTCTGCTTGGCGATGGATGGCAAGGCGGTAAAGCTCGGCGAGGTCTACGCTCCGCTCGACAGCGCCCTGGAGGTGGACGGACAGACCATGAGCTTCGACTATGCGGAAGTTGACGCGCCGCCCCTACATCCGAACTGCGTCACGGCGGAAACGCCCGTCCTTGCCCCTGGCAAAATTGCCGGAATTATCGCCGCCTATCGCGGCCCGATAGTCGAGATTGGTTTTGCCGATGGACGTTGGTTGTCCGTCACCCCGAATCACATGCTCTTGACCCCGCATGGCTTCACCCCGGCGCAATTTCTCGCAGAGGGTGACGATGTATTGGGCTGCGCCGACTTCCAGCGGGTAGTCTTTCGTAACCCACACGATGACCGGCTGCCAGCCCGCATTGATGAGGTAGTCAAGTCGCTTTCGGAAACGCCTGGCATGAGCACCATGCGTGTGCCAGTGGCCGCCGAATATCTCCACGGCGACGCGCAAGGATGCGGTCCACATGCCTACATCAACGTTATATGGCCCAATCGCCCTCCCACAGGCGACGTTCACATGCCGATGGCCCATAAGTTGAGAAGCGATCATCTGTTCAGCACGCCTATCACCAGCGGATATTCCGATTCCGCGACATTCTCGACTCAAGGCTCGCTTGCACAATTCCTCCATGCTGCGGCGCTTGCCTCTGACTGCACGATGGGCCGCCGCCGAGAGGCGTTGGCGTTCGCGGGCGCTCGTTTGCGACATCCTGAGCGTCATGGCTTCGCTCCGATTCCTCGGAGTCACATCCAACATGCGAAGGCGCTTACCGATAGTGCGGCGCGAGTACCCGAAGTGCTCGGCCAATTTCTTGACGCTCATCCCGGAGTGGTAGAGCCGCAGAAGATCGCCCGCATCAATGTCGTTGACAGAATGATTCACGTTTTCGACCTCCATTGTTTCCCCACAGTATACATCTGCAACGGTGTTCTGTCAAGCAATTGTCGGTGCGATGTAATCCCGATCTTGGTCAAGGAGGGGTGATGACGTTCCCGATTCATCTGCACGAGAGGGCCGTCATCCAGTGGGCGATGGCCGAGGCTTTTCCGATGCGCTGCGCCGTGGACGTAGGGGCGCATCACGGGACATGGGCCGTGGCCCTGCTCCAGGCATGTTCTCGACTTGTTTGCATTGAGCCGAACCCGGAAGCGTTCGCGGTACTCAAGATCAACCTGGCCCATGCCATGACAACCACCCAGTCCCCAGCCGCCATACACCTGCACCAGTGCGCGGCCGGCGCGGAGCGTTCCGTGAAGCGGATGAATCTCTATGCCTGCGACGCTCACGGAACATTGTTGCCCGAACATCCCATTCCGCAAAGCTGCGGGAAGATGCTCTCCATGATCGAAGTCCGCGTCAATCGGCTGGACGACATGATCGGAAGTTGTGACTTCATCAAAGTGGACACCGAAGGCTACGAGCTTGAGGTTGTCGCCGGAGCGCAGGACATCATCGCGCAGAGCAATCCCCTGTGGATGATCGAGTGCTACTCGGTCGATACGTTCGCCAATCTTCGCGCTCGGATGGGAGTCGGGGCGAAACAAACGGAGTACGGGGCGGGCCGTTATCTTCTGGGGAGGTTGGGCAGGACATGAGAATCATGTGGCATAGCGTCAAGCCAACGATACCGAGCGGCTATGGGGCGCAGTCGGCGATATGGGTCCGGGCGTTGCGCGAGGCTGGGCATGATCTCATCTATTCGTCGTCCGCCGGCGGCCCGCAGGAGTCAACCGAATCCTTCGAGGGCATGACGATTCTGCCGCAGACCGGATACGTCGGAAGCTACGGCAACGACATCATCCGCTGGCATGTCCAGCACTGGAAGCCGGATGTGGTGTGGTCGTTCATGGACGCATGGCCCTTGGACCCGGCCGCGTGGGGCAAAATCCCCTGGGCCGCATGGGTTCCCGTGGACTCAGACCCCATCATGCCGAAGAACATGGCACCGCTCCGCGCTGCCAGATGGTTGGTCGCCATGTCCCATTTCGGAGAGGGGCGGATGAACAACGCTGGATTCACGCCCCTCTACGTCCCGCTGGCCTACGACGCCGGGCAATACTTCGACGAAGGCATGGCGCATGCGCGGGATCGGTTGTCTGCGATATGGAAGCGCCCTCTCGCCGCGGCCTTCATTGTCGAGGTCATCAGCGCCAATCGCGGAAGGCGCAAGAACTTCCCCGCCATCTTGCAGGCATGGCAGATGTTTTCGGCGCAGCACTCCGACGCCCTGCTCTATCTCCACACGGATGCCAGCGGCCATTTTCAGAACGGCGAGAACCTCTTTGAGCTTGCCAAGCTGATCGGGTGCGACATGTCCCGCATTGTGTTTCCAGACCAATACCGTTTTGTCTGCGGCATGTTCGGGCAGGACTATCTCCGGCTGGTGCATAGCGCGGCCGATGTGCACCTGAACCTGTGCTACGGCGAGGGCTTCGGGCTCCCGATCCTGGAGGCCGCCGCATGTGGGTGTCCGGCCATCGTTCCCGACTTCGGGACCGCTCCGCAACTCGCGTTCAACGGGTGGATTGTCCCCGGTCGTCGCGTCATCAGCGTTCCGGGGGCGTGGCAACTGGAGGTCGAGATCGAAGAGGCGGCGAATGCCCTCTGCCGCGCCCATGCTGACCGCAACAACCAGTCGCGCAGGAGCGAGTGCATCGCCGCCGCCCGGCAGTACGAAATCGGGAACGTCATGCGCGATCACATGCAGCCAACGCTCGACCGAATTGCCGAGGAGGCCAGACATGGAGCGAACAAAGCCGAGGAAGGCGGGGCGACCGAAAGACCCGGCATCGCTTCGGGCATTCAAGGAACAACTCAACCACTACATCAGGACGCAGCATCTATGCCTGAATCGCCGGCTTGATTTCCGGCGCAAACACGGAGGACAGGAACCATGAAGAAAACCGTAGCCTTGTCGGGATGGATCAAGGGCATGCCGAAGCCGGTCCAGCAGTCCGTCATAGCCGCCTTGCTGGCCGAGAAGGTCAAAGACGTGGAGGCGCTCACCATCAAGCGCACCGGGAACGAACCTCTCCGGCGCACGCCGAGCGAAGAGGACTTGAAGGCGCTGGAAGGGAAAACGCAGTCGGTCGTTCACTATGTCTCGACACGCGACATGGACCTCGACCGCGAAATCCTGATGCCGGGCGGGGCCATCCTCGACGCCTTCCGGGCATGGCCGCAGGTCTACGAGAATCACAACATCAGCCAGCCCCCCATCGCCAAGGACGAGTGGATCGTCGCCGACAAGGTGGGGATCAAGGCACTCACGAGCTACGCCCCGACGACCCGCGGCAAGGACTTCTGGCTATTGCGAAGCGGCGGGTTTCTCAATTCAAGCTCGGTCGGATTTGTCCCATTGGAAAGCTACGGCCGGAGTGAGCGCGGCTTCGCGGAGGCGGCCATGCGATGCGCGGCCGAATGGGAGGAGTTCAAGTCCGTGGCCGATGAGGTGGAACGCATTACGCCGCGATGGCTGCTCATCGAACATTCCGACGCATGGACACCAGCCAACCGCAACGCGCTGACCCTGGCTTTGAGCGCGAAGTCTCTGGACGTGTCCACCGAGTTCCGCAAGGAACACGACCTGGAAACCGAAGAGGATCACGAGGCGCTCGACAACGCGCAGTGGTCAGACTTCAGCCACAAGACGAATGCTTGCGGCCCTGACGGCGCGACCCCGTATGCAGCCAAGCCGTATCCCTCGGAGCACGCGGCCCGTCTGGTCAGCCCCGACAAGTACGATGAGTTCCGGCGCGAGAACGACAAGTTCGGAAGCGGCATTCACGCCATATGGGGCATCATCAAGGGACCGCCGCGCAAGGTGGAGTTGCAGGCCATTCGCTTCGATGCCTCCAAGTTCACCGTGGCAGAGGCCCGCGCATGGCTCAAGGAGCATGACCATAAGCCGATTCTGTTTGAGCCGGCATCGGGCAAGCGCGAGCAGGAGCCGGAGCGCGTCGTGCGCGTAGTCGCTGGGATCGTCCCGGCCCGGATCGTGCGGGTATGTCCCGACGACACCATAGCGGCCGCCGTGCGCGATGAATTGCGCTGGCGTTTGGGGCGGGTTTGATGCCCCGAAAAAAAGTTGAATATTTGTGTTGACATAAACCGATTTCGTGTTCTATCTCGCACGGGAGACAGTTGAGAAGCGATCCATCCGAGCCGGATGGTGCCGCGTCACGCCAGACAGCGGACGCACCCGAAAGGGACGAATGCTGAGTGGCCGCAGACGGGGGCCGGGCGGCTAAGACGACCGCAACACGAGTTCGCATGTACGAGCAACGCCACAAGGGAGAACCATGAAGAAGTACAGACTGCTCAAGAAGTGGCAGACCCACGAAGCGGGCACCGTGCTGGAGGTTGACGAGAAGACGGCCAAGGAATTGACCGATGGGCAGTTCGCCGAGGAGTACAAGGACGCCCCGCCTCCCGCCTTTGACCCGGCCGTCGTGGACACTGCCGTCCGCAAGGCGCTCTCGGAGTCGCTCAAGGACCATCGCCTCCTTTCGATCCAAGTCAAGAACGAGACCCAGGAGTTGAAGTACAAGTCGCTGGGCGAACAGTTGATCGCCGCCCGCGATTTCGCCGTCGGGAAGAGCATGGACAAGCGGCAAGAGGCGCTTGGTCAGCGGCTCAAGATCACGTCTCCGAGCGGATTGGGCGAGATGGTGGACGCCGACGGCGGCTTCCTCGTCCAGCCGGAGTTCTCGGCCGAGTTGTTCCAGTTGGCGCACCAGACAGGCAAGCTGGCGAGCAAGTGTCGGCGTGTCCCGATTGGGGCGAACTCCAACGGCCTGAAGTGGAACGCGGTGGATGAGACCTCCCGTGCGGCGGGTTACCGACGCGGCGGGATTTCGGTCTATCGCACCCACGAAGCCACGGCGGCGACGGCGACGAAGCCGAAGATCGCGGCCCGCGAAATGACGCTGGAGAAGCTCGCTGGCGCATTCTACGCGACCGATGAACTCTTGACCGACTCGACCGCCCTGGCCGCGATGGTCACGGCGTGGTTCGGCGAAGAGTTCGGCTTCAAGATGGACGACGAGATCATCCGCGGCGGTGGAGCCGGGGAGATGCTCGGAATCCTCAACGCCGGCTGCCTGGTCAGCGTCGGAGCCGAATCCAACCAGACCGCGACGACCCTGGTTGCGGAGAATGTCGAAAAGATGTTCACCCGCATGTACGCGCCGAGCGTGCCTCGCGCCGAGTGGTACATCAACCAGGACGTGTGGCCGCAGATGTTCAAGTTCTGCCACGTCATCGGAGCGACCGGCGGGGTGGCCGTGTTCATGCCGCCCGGCGGACTGAGCACGAGTCCTTACGGGACGCTGTTCAACCGGCCCATCAACGTGATCGAGCAGTGCGCGACGCTGGGGACGAAGGGCGACATCATCTTCGCCGACCTCAGCCAGTACATCATCATCGAGAAGGGTGGAGTCGAATCGGCATCGTCCATCCATGTGAAGTTCTTGGAGGGCGAGCAGGTGTTCCGGTTCACCGTCCGCAACAACGGCCAGCCGTTGTGGAAGGCGGCGCTGACGCCCGCCCAGGGTTCCAACACAACCAGTCCGTTCGTGACGCTTGACGCTCGGACATAAGCAGCAACGCAACGAAGGAGGAGAGATAGCATGTCAACGCCTTTGAGTCAGGGTTTGAGAGTCGAGAGCGCCATTGATCCGGTGGACATCAACGGTGCCGGAGCCAACGGGGCCGTGATAAGCATGAAGGGGTACGGCCACTGTTCGGTCATCATCAAGACCGGCGTTCTCCACAACAGCGGATCGAGCGCGGTCACGATGGAGCAGGGGACCGCGATTGCGTTCGGCACCAGCAAGGCGCTGGGCTTCAACGACTACTGGAAGGAAGGCACGCAAACGACAGCCACTAGCAACACGTTCACGATTGCGGGAACGGACGATTCCAGCGTCTTTGTGATCGAGGTGGACGCCTCGACGATGGACGTGGCGAACGGGTATGACTGCCTGCGCGTGGTGCTGGCGACTCCCGGAGCGTATTCGTTCATCGTGGACGCCACCTATGTGCTGAGCCAGCCTCGGTACGCGGGTGAGGCCGGGTTCGTGACGCCGACTTCGGACTGAGCAGAAAACTAGGGTATTGCGCCGGGTGGATTCAAGTTCCATCCGGCCAACACCAGGGAGGACAGACGAATGAAGAAGGCGCTTACAATCGGGTGCGTTGCGCTGTTGCTGGGCGCGGGACTGATGGCTGGGACGCAGATGAAGATGACCGGGCCGAGCGGGCAAGGCACGCTGATTATCTGGGACGCCGCTACGGGTGTCACCAACATGACGTTCGGGACAAACGGCAGCGTCACGGTCATCGGAACCCTTACGTCGTTAGGAGGCGGATCGTCTTCGCCCACGCTGGTCAGCAATTCGACGCTGAAGGTCTATGCCTCCAACGTGGTCGTCACGACCAGCATCACGGTGCCGTCGGATTCGTTGGAAGCCGATGACATTGGCGCGGGTTCGTTGCCGAGTGATGTGACGGTTCTGGGGCTGGTCGTCAGCAACAAGAACAGCGCGATCTACGGCAGCAACGTAACGGCACGGGGCACAGTCATTTTGCCGGGGGTTAGCGGTTCAACGACGCTCCAGTACCAGGTTTACACTATCACCGTCGTTGGTTTGGGCGGCACGAACTTTACCTGTTTGTCCATCGCGCCGTAAGTGATTGTCGCAACAACAAGAGGCAGAGCCATGAGACGATTCATCGGCTGGATTCTTGGCGCGGCGTTGCTGGCGCAAGCAGCCGTCGCCGGTGTGTCCGACACCAACCGGCAGGGATTGGCCTACGTCGAGAAGATGCACGTCACGTGGTCAACGCCGACCAACCTGCATTCATCGGCTACGGGGAAAACGGATTACGTCCGGGGGCAGATTGCGCGGGTCGTCGTGCCGATAAACGCGAACTGCACCGGGGCAACGTACTCGGTGACAATGCTGGATGATTGCGGGAAGGACGTGCTCCAGGGGAAGGGGACGGCGATTGCGACCGGGTCAGTCACCGAAATCTATCCGTCCACCAACTCGCTGCCCTACATTGTCAACGACAGGCTACTGACCACGGTGACGAACTGCGGGGCGTCGGCCAGCGGAACGATCATCCTGTATGTGCGATGACCCGCGCAGGGAGTGGAGGCGACAATGGCGCTGACAACTCTTTCGCGGCTGAAACAGCACATGGGGTTGACGACCACGGGCTACGATGCGCGGCTGGAGACGCTGATTACTCAAGCCTCGGCTCGGATTGAGTCGCATTGTAGCCGGGTCTTCGGGACTGCAACCTACCGCCGATGGCTTGACGGCAACGGAGAGCGGTTTCTGCTGCTCCCACAATGGCCCGTGACGGCCCTTCGCATGGTCGCCGTTGAATCCGTTGTGGCCGGCTACTTCTACCAGTCCACGGCCCGCCTAGCAACCGTTCGGACGGACGAGTCCGGGGCGACCCTGTGGTCCGTTAGCACGGCGGGCGTAGAGTCAACCTCAAGCCTAACCTGGGCCAGCTATCCCACGGTCGCGCTTCTCATGGCCGCCGCTCCGACCGGGTGGGTTGGCGTGGCCTATACGGGCAGCGGTATCTCGGACTACTCGACCTATCCGACCGTCACGGTCAAGCCCGTCAACTGCGATGCGCTATCACCGAACCGGGCCGACATTGAAGTGGCCTTCCAACCCGTGAGCGTGCGGCTATCGCAGGAAATGGAACGGGCCATCGAGGCCGAAGAGACGTACGTTTTTCCGTGCGGCCAGCAAAACGTGTTCGCCTGGTGGACGGCGGGCTATACGCTGCCGCAGGACGCCGGCGATGGCGACGACGAGGTTGAGGGCAATTTGCCAGACGGCCTGATCCTGGCCGCGAACCGGATATGCTCCGACCTGTTCCTGCAATCGGGCAAGGACAGCGGAATGAAGTCGGAGTCCATCGGCGACTATTCCTATACGCGGGGCGAAATAGACGATGCTGTAGCACAACACGATGCGGAACTCGCACCGTACAAACGGCTGGAGGCATGATGCTGTCGGGGCTGTACAATTCGACCCTATCCGTGCTGGCCGTAGGCTGGAGCAAGGACGCCATAGCCGGGGCAGTGGCGAGCCGGGCGGCGTCATACACCAACGTGGCCTGCCGCATTTCTCCCGTCTCCGCGGAGGAACGCGAAATCGCAGGGCGCGAGGGGGTGCAGATCACGCACACCGTCTATTGCGACTGCGACACGCCGATTCAGCAGAAGGATGCGCTGGAAATCGGCGGCGCGGTCTACGAGGTCAGGTCGGTCATTGTGCGGCAGAACTCGACAATGGATCATCACCAGGAAATCAAGGTTGATCGGGTATCGGCATGAGTGTGAACTGGCATCCAGAGCGATTCATCAAGCGGGTGGAAGCCAAGCTGTCCGCCAACCTGGACAGGGCCGCCATCATGCTTGTGGCCGACATCAAGAAGTCGATGTATGGGCGGGGGCGGCCACCCGGATTCGGGCGCAAGCGTCTGCGTGCGGGGAGTCGGTATGCGCGGTCAAAGCCGGGCGAGACTCCCGGCATCCAGATAGGCACGCTCAAGCGCAGCATTTGGTGGGAGCGTATCAGCGCGTACACCCGGCGAATCGGAAGCACCTTGCGCGGCGATCCGCACAGCTATGCCCTATACCTTGAGCTTGGAACGTCCCGCATGCTGCCGCGCCCATACCTGTTGCCTGCGGTGCGGCGGAATGCCGAGAGGATCAGGCGAATAATCGCCGGAGTTGCCGCATGACGGAACTGCTACAGGCCATCAAGACCCGATACGACGGGGCCGCAGGGGCAGCACTCAGGGCAGCAACTCCGGGCGGGATATGGCTGGGGGTTGCTCCGCCTACGGTGCAGTTCCCATTCGTCAGGGTAGCCGTGCTCGATGGCGGCTTTGACTACGCGATGGGGTCGGTCAAGTACGAGACCTATGACGTTGAGATGAGCGTATTCGATGACGATGCGAGTCCGTCAGACGCAATCGCGGCCGGCCTCTTGCTCACGGCCTTGTACGACGATCAACTCTTGACGATGAGCACCTATCGCATGATAACGGCAGAGTCACGCGGCTATACACTGGTCGAAGAGCCAGACCGAAACGGGTGGGCTGTTCACGTTCGGTACGCCTACATGATCGGGCTGGCATAACTCGGAAGCAAAGGAGACAAGACGATGGCGACAATCGCAATATCGGGGAAGGCCGGGGCCATCACGGGGCCGTCCGGGCTTGCAGAGGTGACGCGGTGGACCTGTGACGTTGAGTACGAACTGTTGGATGCGACCAACATGGCGAGCAGTGGATACGCCGAGTATGTCCTCGGCCTGCAAGGCGCATCCGGCACGCTGGACGCCATCGGGACACCTCCGGCTCTCGGCAGCGTCGGAACGCTGGTGCTGAAAACCAAGACGACCGGAGGCCGCAGCATTACCGGGGCGGCACTGATTGAGAAGGTGTCATACACATCGGCGGTTGACGGCCGGGTGGAGTTCGGCGCAGCATACAAGTTCAAGGGCACCGTCACCCTAGGCACGACATAAGAGGAGGATCGAATACATGCCTACCACGGCACTTTCGGGAAAGAGCGGCAGCGTTGGCGGGACAGCGGCCAGCGAAATCAAGCGTTGGTCTTGCGACATTTCGGCTGAGTCGCTCGACGCCAGCAGCATGGATTCCAGCGGAATGCGGGACTATGTCGCCGGCATCATCAGGGGCGAGGGATCGTTCGACGCGGTAGGGACCGTCCCCGCCGTCGGGTCTGTCAACCTTGTTCTCACAACCGCATCCGGCGGGAACTCGTTGACCGGCGTAGCCTACATTGACAAGGTGACGTACACCACGGAAGCCAACGGCCTGGTGAACTACGGAGCCACGTTCAAGTTCAGCGGGAGCATCACGGTCGCATGACCACTGCATATGAGGCGTTGAACCCGGCACTGGAGGTCGAGATTGCCGGGAAGACATGGAAGCTTCGGCGCGTGCCGGTTGCGGTATTGCTGGCCGAAGCATCCTCAGCCGTGCTGTCGCAACGCATCCGGGCCATCCGCGAAAGCTCTGTTGGACTGAATCCGGTAGAGTACGGCAAGTTCCTGGCCGACGCATTCGGCGTATTGCCTACCGGGGCGGCGCTTGAGATTGAGGCCGAGAAGTGGTTGCGGTCGTATTGCGGGGCATGCCGGGTACTGGCACTGGCGTTGCGGCAGGATCAATCGGTCTCCGACACTGAGGCCGCCGCGCTCATGGACAGACTGGCTCCAGCCGAACAAGTGGCCTTTGTGCGGCTTGTGCTGGCAACCCCAGTGCCCACACCACCTGGGGGCACGGAGGGTCCGCCAGATTCGACGGCCGCATTTGAACGGGCCGTGGCAGAGGCGGCAAAGTCGGGACAGCCCGTGACGCTGGTTGATGTTCTGCGGAAGATTGGGGTGTGATGCCGTGGCCGAATCTGAATCCATAGGCGACGCTTTCACCGAGCTCGGCATACGCACGGCCGCGTTCTACAACGGGCTGAGGCGGGCCAAGATAGATTTCTCGGCCTTCAGCAAGGACATTCTGGGTGCTACCGTAGCACTCGCCATAAAAATGGCCAGCCCCGTCGCACTGATTACCGGAGCGTTCAAGATACTGGGTTCCCAGCTACGGGAGTTCGTCGGGTCCGAGGACGCCATGATGGGGCTTGCGATTGCGTCGCGGCAGGCCGGGTTGAATGTCCGCGAGGCAGTGCCGGAGTTCTCGGCGTTTGCAACGGAGATGGCCCTGCAAAGCCGTTACACCGACGAAGCGATCAAGAGCACTATCGCCTATGGGCTTCGCCTCGGAGTGACCGAGGCCAAAATCAGGGACGTGACCAAGGCGGCCATAGGGCTGGCCTATATGACCGGCGAGGACTTGAACTCGGTCATGCTGCAACTGATCCGGGTGATGGACGGCATGCCAGTCCGGTTCGGAGTGCTGCGAACCCAAGTGGACAACACGCTCCCGCCCATAGAGCAGTTCAATCAGCTTGTGAGTCTCGGCAATCGCAATTGGGCCGCGCAGCAAGCCGCGCTTGATACCACATCGGGAGCATTCCTTCAATTCAAAAAGAACGTTGGCGAAGCCAACGAGGAGATGGGCCGCGTCTGGGGCGTGGCCGTAAAGCCGCTTTTGGACTTCATCAACAAGCTCTACGAACTGGATCGCAACATGCCGCGCATCCTGAAGCCGTGGCGATTCCTGCTTCCCGATGAGGGCAAGCGGCTTGAGGACGCTACCAAGGATGTGGATGAGCTTGGCAACCAGGCCGACGAGACGGCGGATGCAGCGAAGGGGATGGGTCTGGCATTCGGGACGTTCGCCGATTCGTACCGGCGAATCCAGCAATCCATATTTGAATTGAACAAGCGGAAGAAAGAAGAGGCCAAG